AGAAACATAAAAACGAAGGTCTGCTTTTCTACGGATAATTGCAGCAGGAGCTACATTAACAACACCAGCCATTTTAGTAAGTACATTACCTAAGTTTACAGCTCCAAAACCACCGTCAATTACAGCAGCATCACCGCAAAGACCTTTGATGTAACCATCACACAAAGAAATAGTACCTTCACCTTCTGTGTCACCTTGCCATCTAATTAATTCTAAGTCACCTTGAATTTTGTTAGCCATTTCGTTCCAGTAGTAGTCCATAAAAGAAGCTACAGTGAAATCACCGTTAGAACCTTTAGACATTTGCAAAGAAACAAAAGACTGCTCTAAGTCAAATTGGCAAATTTGAGCCATTGCAGACAATGCACAAACATCAATTTCGATAGCTCCTAAATCATCTGTAGGTGCAGTAAATGCACAAGTAGAAGTTTGTAAGATGTCACCGAATACTACATTAGATAATTTTGTTTTACTTTTTACACCTGGTAAAGTACGGTAGTTATCAACTACATCTTCTGTTAAATAAGCCGTTGAATAAAACGCCTCAGGATTAGCCGCTAATAACGCTTCTGGCTGTACATCCAAATCAAATTTTAATTTTCTCATTTTTGTTTTTATTTAGTTGTTTAATTTATTATACGCTTTAAATTTTTCGTGAACAGATAAAGCTACATTTTCGCTCATCTCTGCTGCTGTTTCGGTAGCCATTGCTTCTTCAAATTGATTTTTCAAGTCTGCAATCATTGCTACTAGTTGATTAACCTGCTCTTCAATAACAGGGTTTACGATAGCTAGAATAGCGTCTGCGTCTGCTGTAGGATCAACCGCCATTGTTTCTTCGGCTGGTGTCTCAGTTTCAACTTCAGTTTCTTCAACTACTGTCTCAGCCATTACTACTTCTTCAGTAGCGGCTACTTCTTGTACAGGTGCATCTTTAATCTCAGTAACCTCGCCGTTAACTACGACATAGATTTTACCTTCGATTAAATGTTCACCATCGGGTAATTTGTTCATACTATTTAGTTTTAATTGTTCCTTTAATTTGAGACCTAAGAACCCTTCAATTGAAAAGCCTACCTGGTCGTTTTCTACTAGCTTGTTGTAGTAGTCAGTGTCAGTAACTTGAGCCGTCACCATTAGCGTACCTGTTGGTACTTCAATACCATAAGTGCTATATGCTTTATCTTGCATAGGGCTGTCTACAATCCAAGACTCTAATATATAAGCAGGTACCGTTTTACTTTGATCGTGCTCTAAATTAAACAAGTCCTTATTACGCATGTCCTGCATAAACTTACCATGTATAGCTTCTATCTCACTTACTGAAAATTCAACCTCATATTCAAAGCCATCATCATCACATCTGTAGATTTGCATAGGTATCATAGCGGGTGCTACAATTCTATACTTCAAATCATCTGCGTACTTCATTACCTTTACTTCGCTATTGAAAGCCATACCTTTAACCTTAATTGCGGGCATATTAGTGAATGCTATTTGTTCAATTCCTAAGTCCTCACCATCTTCTGCATATTGCGGGTCAATGGTGATTTTATAAATTGGTAAATCTTTTGCCATGTCTATATTAATTTATTTATATATTTGTTAAAAAAAGAAACTATGATAACTATTTTAGAGAGAGAGTTACCGAACCGAGTAACTGAATTAAGTATTGCACAATTTGAAGCAATTACCACAATCAATTCTAATGAAGAGCTTGACCCTATCGAAAAGCATTTAAAGGTGTTTGAATATTTAGGTATTCCTGAGAAAGATTTTCAAGATACTGACATTGATACTTTTATTGAAATGGTAAAAGAATTTAATGCAAGTGCAAAAGAAGATTTAACACAAGTTACTGAGTTTGAGCTTGAAGGTTATAAGTATGTAGGAGAATTTAAGCTGTCAGTTCGTGACACTAAGCTAATTGAAAAGTGTGTAATACTTAAAGCACCTGGTTATATTGCAGAAATTACAGCTATAATGTTTAAGCGTGAAGATTTAACTAACACAGAACACTACGCAGAAGCCCATTTAAAGCACAAAGCAAAGATGTTTAAGGAGTTAAAGGCAAATGTTGCTATTCCTTACCTACATTTTATAGCACAAAAGATAAACCAACAAGCCAAAAATGAAACTACCCCAATCGTGGAGTGATATAACTGTAGAGCAGTTCATTGAATTAAGTACTTTAGACACTACAGGTGGCTCTTATTCTTACAATAGTGAAGCCTTAAGCGTACTTTGTGACATACCTTTAGAAGATATTGAAGATATAGACATTGAGGATATGTCCGACTTAATGCAGGAGCTAGACTTTACCAAGTCACAGCCTAAGAATTCATTTAAAAATGAGCTTTTAGATTTGACTATTAAACCAATTGGTAAGCTTACTCTATATGAGTACATAGACTTAGAGCATTATTTCGCTAATGATTACGTTAAGAACCTCGCAATTATTGCGGGCATAAGATATAAGCGTACTGAGGTAGATAAGTTCTCTAATCTAGTTTATGAGCCTTATAGCTATAGTCCTAAAGATAGACAAGACTTATTCTTAGAGTTACCTGTTACTGAAGTGTACGGTCTTATCAATGAGTTTCTACAATACAGGGACAACTTCCTTAAGACTTATGAGAATTTATTTAACCCGGAAGGTGAAGAAGATTTGACACCCGAAGAAAAGCTTGAAATGGACCCCGAAGAAGTAAAAGAAATAGAGCAGACTAAGAAGTCTACAAAGTGGAGTTGGGAGTTAATGATCTATAACTTGTGCGGTGGTGACTTAACAAAATACGAAGCACTAGGTGAGTTACCCCTGGTATTAGTGTTTAATATGTTAGGTATGAAAAAAGAGCTTAGCCTCTAAAAGTTAAAGTACCTGTGAAGCTTCCACCTATTGGTTCAAATGAATAAGTAATTTTCTTTTGGCTTTCTAGAATAGTAGCTACTTGTAGAATAGGGTAACGCTTAGTTAACCAATCAGTGTACTGAGCATAAATCTCATTAGTGATACCTTGATTATCTAGTTCAGTTGTTAACTGAGCACATAACAAAAACGGTTCTATTACGCCACCGTTCCAAAGGTTAGCACCATTGTTTAAGAAGCCAAAGTAATACATTGCTATTATCTGAATTTCTAAGTTACCTAAAGCGGGTACCTTTGCATTAATCCTTACGCTTTCATATAGCGTACCGTAATCAATTAAACCTTCCTTTAAGATTATCTTCTTAAGTACATTAGCCATTTTCCTACGAGTAGGATAAAGTACATTGAATTCACCGTTGCTTGCGTATGCCATTTTATAAGTTTATTATTACTTCATAACCTAAATTTTCGTATGCTAGTTTAGCGTACTTATGTGCCGTCTCTAAAGATTGTATTTCAGTTGGTTCTAGTGTGGCGTTAATGTTACCCGCTGGTATATCGGTATATAATAACATACCTTGTGCATAAGTGTCACCACTTACATAAGTACCTACTGAAATTTCTAAAGTTTCACCATTTGCTCTTGCTGCGAATTCTAATCTACCATAAACCTCACTAAGTTTAAATTCAGTTCCTGCGATTAAAATTTCTTTTGTTTCTGTTGACTTAATTAATATACTCATAATTTTATTTTTTATGCTAATATACCTGTATTTCTTAATGCTTTGACAACTTGACCTATTGTATAACCATCAAAAGTTGCAGTGTCGTTTAATATTGCTGAAGTATTTGCAACAAATGTAGAAGCTGCTACTGCGGTTGTTGGTTGTACTATTGGAGTTTTATTCCAAAACCCTATCTTTTGCGTTGTGCTTATTCCTATTTTAGTACCTGATGCACCTGCCATAGATATATCACCATTAGCAATAGATATAGCATAGTTACTTGTACCATTATAGCTATTAACACTTAAAGCAATATTACTACCACTTCCTGCGTTAACTATTCTAACACCTGTAGTAGAAGCTCCTGCCCAATCTAAATCAATGCCAAAAGTTTCAGCATCTCTTACCACATAAAGCTTACGAGTAGCACCTGCAGGATATAAACCTAAAGATAAATTAGCCCTTACATTTACTTCGTTATCACCTTGTACTTTTATTATATCTAAAGTATTAGCACTATTACGAACCCTAAAAGCTATATCAGTGCTTAACGCTCCTTGTGCTCTTATATCTAGTCTTACAGTACTTGCAGGTGTTGCACCTATTCCAAGTCTTTTATTTGTGTTATCCCAAAATAATGCAGGGTCTTGTGCTAATAAATTACTACCATTTTGAAATAATATACCACCAATAGTACCTGAAGCAATAGTAGTAGTTCCTACAGTTAGCCCGCCACCACCTATTACAATATCACCACTACCCAACAAAGAAGTAGAGTTAATTGTCTTTATGTTTGTGCCACTTACTAGAGTAGGTTGTATACCTGCAGTTGATAAACTTCTATTCTTCCATAGTGAAGTAGCACTATCGTATTGTATTAAATCATTATTTGCTACTGAGCTAATAGCGACATCGTGTATCTCATCTAGTTCATATCCATTTTGAATACGGTATACTATTGTCCCATTTGTAGGTGAAGTTCTAACTACCTTACCAATATACACAAGGTGATTAGGTGCTGAAGGTTTAACCCTTGTAACATAACCCGCAGTAGTTGGACTTAAATAAAGCGTGTCACCATCTACTAAAGTATCGGTTGTAAATGGGTGTGTAGCTACAGCTCTAGTGTCTAAGTTATCTAGCGTTCCAATTATCAAAGCGTTACCGTCTGAGTTATTAGCAATATCTGCTACAATTACACCAAAAGTACCAGCACTTGTTGCCTCAGTGTTTGCCTGTGCTTTAACATAGTTAGGCCTGTTACCTGTGCTTCCCGAAATATATATAATAGTACCCGCATATAGAGTAACACCTGTAGAGTTTCTACCAACAGTAACCATTTTATCGGCAGTAGTTAATCCACCACCCGAAGCCGCAATAATCTGAGCACCTGTAATAGCTGTATTGATAGGAACCCCGCCTACAATCATAGTACACTCAATCAAATCAGTTGCCTGTAAATCTCCAGTGTGAGGTGTTAGGTTAGTTCTCCAATCTCCCCAATTGTTAGGTATGCTCATAACTATATTAGTCTATTAGTCTATATTGTTTACTAAAGGTACAGCACAATCAGTCCAATCATTAACGCACATTGTGATAGTCATTTGCCACCCTGCAGCGTAGTCTAGTAAATCATTGTTAAGCGGTGAGAATACAGGTATACCTACAATATCAAAAGTATAGTTGTTACTTAGTTGAAAATATACATATAGATCGTTAAGTATTTGGTGACAATCTGAAAGTATTACCTGTATGTTTGCCCTATCTTTTTGGATTATATCAAAGCAATAAATATCAAAAGTAAATTCAGTAGTATTTTCGGTGGGTGTCGCAGAATTAGGTACAGCAAACACAATAGGGTAACGCTCATCTTTAGTAGCAAAGTTAAATAACTGCTCTTTAAAATCACAGCCAAACTTCTTAACTTGTAAATGTCCATCGTAAAAAGTTTTTATTTCGTTTATTAGGG